CTATTCCTAAATTATCTAAAGTTGTTTGTAATGTTGCTTGTGTAATGTCTGCTCCTGTAGCACCTCTACAAATATACCCCTAGTTTCCTAGTATTTTAACACTCTTATTCGAGTGGGTTTAGACTATATCACATTCCTTGCGGAATAATCGCACTTCGAGCAGTGCTAATCTCTGCCCTACTTCCTTTTGGAATAGTCGTTTGACCTTTCTTAATCTTCATTAAGACTTGGCACAGGATTGCCGTGGTTTAAAAATTTAAAATTGTAATTATGGTAACTTCGCATAAAATCTCCTTTTTGTTATACATTGTACTGGTTAATCCTCGTATTGTCAATAATTTTTAAACTTTAGGTTTCCCCTGTTAGCAAAAATATTAATAAGCCATTTCCTGCTTAAATAATCTTATAATTATTATTTTCACACCCTTTTTGCGTAGGTTCACGATTTTTTTCAATACATTTTTCAATGTAAAGCCACTAAAGTTAATGGGTTTTGTTTGTCCAGCTAATGCACTTTGTAATGTGCTACTAGCTTTTTCAACATCTATATTATAAAGTGATGAAATATCTAATGACATTTGTGTCATTAAAGTTGATAACCTTTCACCATTTTCGGCAGACAGATTCATGGCATTAGATAATTGTCTAAATATACCAACGGTTCTTGTTAGCCAAGATTCGTCCATTCCGTACATTTCAGACATCTTTTTAATAAATCTATCAGCACTTTTGTAATTACCATCAAAAGCAACTTGGAACAAGTTGATGTTTTCTAAGTAATCGCTTGATTTACTAACAAAATCGCCCATAGTTTTAACAAGTCTTTGCATTGCCCTAGTAAATTCTCTTGCACCAACAAGATTAAATGCTGTATTCATTTTTGCACCAACATTTTTAATATTAGCAGCTGCTACATTAACATCTGCTATTGTTTGTTTGTCAAGAGCCGAAGCAAAAGCTTTAATAGTCTTTAGCTGTTCAACATATTCTTTCAACTTGTTTTGGTTTTTAATTTCGTTATTAAATCTAATGCTAACTTCTTTTTCGTTCAAAATCCTCACACTCCTTTCTTATGAGAATTAGATATGCTTTCGGCATACCTTTGTTTCATTGTTCCAAAGTAAACCAATGATTCTTCATATTCTTTATACATATCTCTCTTTTTCTCTTGTTTAGCTTGTTCTTTTTGCTCTTTTTCAAGTTCTGTATAAGGTTTATTAGGATATGTAGGTATTTCTGTTTTGTCTTTTGTTCCTTTAGTTAATCCTGCAATAAGATTATGTATAAATTGTTTTAAAGAACTCATTAATTTACCGTTTCCGTCATGTATATATAGCCCTAATAGCCAACTCTTGTAATCGTGCTCTTCCATTTCACGCTTTTTCCTATTAATAAAAGAAATACGGTATGATACAAATAATTGTGGGTCATCTTTCCAAAATTCATCTGCACTCATACCGTATTCTAAAGCTTGTGGAAAAAGATAATTACAATAATATTCATAATAAGAATTATGATATTTTTTTAAAATATCTTCTTCTTTTTCTTCTACTTGTTGGCTTGGGCTTTCAAGTTTTTTTCCTGTTCGTTATAATCTTGTGTCATAGAAACACATTCTTGTAAATACTTTCCTAACATTACTCCAATTTCATTAGCTTTTTCCTCATTTTCAAAATAAGGGTCTATAATCTTTTTAACTTCTGATATTGGCATTTTATGGTTAGGATATAACCATATAAAGAAAGCTCTCTCAACTATTTTTTTAAGAGTTGATTCTTTTAAAGCAACTTCCTTTTCCATACTTTCTTTGTCAGGAATATCCTCAAGAGGATTATAATTGTCATCAATTTCATCAATGTAATCATATAATCCTCTTTGGACAATTTCTAAAGATTTTTGTATATCGCAAATCTTATCAATTTGAATAAAACTATCTCTATTTAATTCTAATGTATATTCTTTTCCACCTAAAGTTACAACTTCAGTTCTTTTCATATTATTATAATTCCTCCTATTTTCCGTTTATTTATTATTCAACTATTATTAAAACTGTTCTTTTGAATGTAGCATAACCACTCTTAGAAGCTGTTATAGTTGCTATTGTTGAACCTTTAGTTACTCCAGTAATAGTTAAGCTATTTCCTGAAATTGCTACACTTGCATAAGTGCTTCCACCAGTTTCTAGTGTAGCAGCTAAAGTAGCTCCTGCAGGATTAGTAGATAAAGGTATTACTTTTGATTCAGTTCCACTTAGAGTTACAACTTCATCAATAGAACTTGTAAATACTACTGTATCTTCAACTAAACTATAGCAATTTTCTACATATTCATCGCTACTTGTTGGAGTAATAGTAATTTGTCCTTGTTCTAGGCTTCCTACATCAGTATTGTTAGCCATATAACTAACTTGTCCACTATATTTGAATCCAGTAAAGTCTGGTAATAGTCTTAAGAAGTCATGTGTTTCTCCCTTAATTGCTTCAAGGATATTGATGTTATCTCTATGAGTGAAGAATGGGATTGTTTTTTGTGGGTTCTCTGTTCTTCCTTCTACAGAAGTTGCTTGTGGGTTACCAATAGCAGTTTTGTCTAATTGTGCTGGAGTAGAACCGTTTTCTCCAGTACCAGTAACTGGTAGTAAAATTGAATACTTGCCATTTGCTTTTTTCATTAATAAAGCTGAGCCTCTATGTTCTGATAAAGCTCTATCTTCTACGCTATTAAAAGCCATATTTTTCATCTCCTTATTATATTTCCTCTAGCATTACCTATTAGCCCTTGATATTGAATTGTTTTTCTCAATATACTAGCATCTAAATTTGGAGTAGGTCTGTTTAGAGTTTTTTTCATATTTAGTTTTTCTCCAAAGAACTGCATCGTTAATTTGCTAAGTTCATCATTTATAACTTGTGAAGCAACAGTAACATTAGTTCCTGTAGTTTTATTTTTAGTATAAATATCTATTGTAAAATAATATTCTTCATAACACTCAATTTTGTCGATTGTGCAATAATCAGTATCTACATTGTTTGACAGTACACAAGTAATCAATGGAAAATAGGTTGAGGTGTTAGTGTTGTATTTGACAACTCTGGCATTGTATTGTGAATTATCTTCAATAAATTTTTTGTAGTTATCAAAAATTTCTTCATATTTTTCAACCATTTACTTCACCTCTTTCTATCAAAGTATTCCATAGTCCATTTTCCTAGATTATTTTGTATTTCTTCGGCTGCAAATCTATATACTTCAGCCCCTTTGTAGCCTTCTGTTTGTAAGACATCTCCACTTGGAGTTTTATAATACCATCCACCTTTTCCATAGTTGTTAATATTGTAATCCCAAGCTCCATTCACTGGATTATCTTGTCCAACTATTCCTACACCATATTCAAAGGCTAGTGCCAAGTTAAAGCCATCATCATAGTTTCTAACTAATCCCGAATCTCTATCTTGATTTTTGGTATTCTTAGTAACTAAAATAGCAGGTATTGTAAAATTATTATAAATAACAAATCCGTCAGCTTCTTCTCTTATGCTATTTCTTAAAATATATTCTTCAATATATTCGTCATTAGTAGTGTTTTGAATCCTTTGCCTTGCTATTCTATTTACAGTTTCCAAAGCTTTTTCTTGTAAGAATTTTTGAAATTCTACATCATACTTTGATTGTGCAAATTTTTCGACAATAATTATATAATTATCAAGAACATCTAAACCTTTAACATCTGTTTTGATTTTTAAAACATTAATCAATCTTATATTTCTTTTCTTTTGCTTTAAATTCTGGTTTATATTCTTTTACAACAGGTTTTTCTTCTACCACTTCAAATCTACCTGTTCCAATGTAATCTGCAGCTAATGTTTTTTTAACTTCAATTACAGCTCCATTAGTTTTATCTTTTAATTTTACTAATTCCATTATTAGTCCTCCTTTATAATTTCTTCAAATAATAGCATTATTTTAGTGTTCTGAGGCTTATATGCCCTGACTAAGTAGTTTGCATTATCTCCATAGTTTTGTTCCCCTACAGGCTTCTTTCCGTACAAATATACTAGGTCAAAATCTCTTATTTCATTAGCCCTATGACTATCAATTAAACAACTTACGATATTATTTCTGGTTTCTCCATAGGCTCTCATATAGTCCTCTAAGTTTTTCCCAGTTAATGGTTGATAGTTTACCTTTCCAAAATAAAATGGTTTATCATAAACTACTATTTCGTTGTTATAATCATCATAAGTAACATATTTTTTTCTAGCAACATACATATCTTTGTTCCAGTTTTGGAAAATGTTTTTTGAATTATTAATAAAATTAATCATTCTCATCACTTTCTTCCGCTGTTTCAGTAATAAAACCTACAAAAGGTTCTATTTCGCCCCTAAGTTCATTAGAAATATACCCACTATCTCTTGTCCAAGACAATCCATTTTCAGAATAAGATTTAATACCTTGATTTCCAATTTGGTTATATAATTCCTCACAACATCTTAATTGCCAGTTTTTATATTTACTTGGCAATTCCTTATTTGAATAATCTTGATAAGGGTATCTTAAAGATAGTGCAATGAATTTGCTATCTTCAAGTAATCTTTCTATAAATTTATCATAAGTTACCATATTACCATATATGTTTTCATCAAACGGTAATCTTTCTTTTAACAATATTGCACTATCCATAAGCTTCTCTCCTTTTATTATCCTCTTGAAATTATACGAGCAACTGGGATTAATTTATCGTCAACATAAACTTTGTTTTGACCAGTTTTATCATTATTTGCTAATTCCCAATTTGAACCTGTAGCAAAGTTATCATTTGTTGGTGATACAGTTCCTGTTCCTTTATAAGAAATTAATGTAGGAACAATCATTTCTCTAACTCTTGAAATTAAGTCAGTTTTTCCACCTTTGTCATAAGGGTCACGAGCAATTTCAGTTGGAACTTCTGCACCAATGTTTTCATATTCAAAGAATCCTTTTTTGAATACATAAGAAGTATAAATGTTTCCTAAGCTATCAGCTTCAACTGGCATATCATCATCAACAAATACCATTCTTCCGTTAAATGTACCAATAGTTAAATCTCTTTCAATTCCATTGGCATCAGTATATTTTAAGAAATCAATTAGATTTAATCCTTCTAAGTTAGTAGATACTGCACTATGAGTATACATAACATCTAATTTAGCTTTCTTATCTCCTAAAGCTTTTTGAGCAGCACGATTTAAAGCATCTGCAGTTAAGTTAGGATTTGAAGCAGTAGTTACATCGTAAGTATGTTTAGTAACGAAGTCGCCGTTTACTCCACCTGACATATCGAAGATACCAGCTAAGATAGCTAAAACAACTTCTTGTCTTCTATCATCCCAATAATCTTTTACTTCTTGAGCTTCAGCTTTGAAGTTAGTAGAAGTTATATCAGTTGAGAAATCATATTCTCCCCAAGATTGAGCTCTACCATAACAAATTTTTCTTTGATAGAAAGTATCTCTTTCTGCTCCTTTTGGAATATTAGTATTTCCATCATAATTTACTGGAGTTCCACCTAATCTACCTTTGATTGGTTCTAAAACAGCATATCCTCCAGTTTGTTCAGCCATTTTAGCTTTGTATTTATTTACTGATGTAAATAAACCACTATTAATTAATGCGTTTTCTTTAGTACTTTCAAGAGTTTTTAAATATCTTTCAAATACTTCTGGGTTAAAGATTTTATCTCTAAATTTTTCCACTTTTTATCTCTCCTTTTCTGTTATTTTAAATTTTCATATTCTTGTGGATGTTCTTGCATGAATTTATTTTGTTCTTCAGCACTTAGATTTAAGAAGTCATCTAAACTCACGCTATCTTTTTCATCTTGATTAACATTTGAAATGCTAGGTGTTACATTTAAGTTAGTTAATTCTTCCTTAGTTTGCTTAGCTACTGATTCTTTCATACTAATAAACTTGTTTTTTAAATTGTTAGCTTTGGTAATTGTAGCGTTTTCATCATCGCTAACAACTAAGTCAATAGTTTCATCATCCAAATCTAATCCAGCAGCAACTAAAATTTCTTTAGCTTTTGCTTTATTAACAATCAATCTTGAGTTTTTAAGATTTGTTTCGATTTCAATCTTTTTTGCTTCAAGCTGTTCTTGTTCTGACATATTAGCTCTTTTGATGTCATCTAATTGTCTTTTAATATCATCATAATCGCTTTTTTTGCTATTATCTGCCTTTAGATTGCTTAATTGGCTTTCTAATTCTTTGATTTTAGCACTTTCTTCGATGTGATAATTATTAAGCAAATTAGTAATTTGTTCTTCTGTAGCTCCCTCCCCTAGAATTTTTCTTGCTTCATCTCTGTTCATATTATCTCCTCCTTAACGAACAGTTGATAACGGACAACTGACAAACCCTTTAGAGATTAATGCTAACATTTGAAAAAGCCCAAATGTTAAGCGTACAAGTGTTCTACCCTTTGTACGATACAAAAATATATATTATTTTATTTATTTTGTCAAATTTATAACAAAAAAACAGAGAAAACTCTGTTTTAATCATAATATCCTTCTATTTTTGTAACATACATATCATTAACTGTTGTTGCTACCATACCTAAAGTTGTCGCAGTAAGTGAAATTGCTTGAGTAACACAAAACTTTGTTTTATCACTACTTACTGCCGCTGTCATTCCAACTAATCTTGTTCTTACTGCATAATAAGGTAAACTTGTTCCATTAACATAAGCATTTAAATCGCCATCAGTTATATAATCTGCGTCTAAAGGAATAAAGAACTCTCCTGTTACTGCACTCGTTCCATCATTTCTTGAATATACTACTCTAATTCTTTTAAACTCACTTAAATCCATTCCTGTAATATTCCAACTTTGAATTGTTCTTGTAGTACCTTCTCCTTGATTTTGATTTAATAAACCATTTGCATCATCAGTTCCACTTGTTATAGTACCTGATATATGTAGTTTATTTACTTTGTCATATATCAATACTGGTTTTCTAGTAAACTCATTATAAACCGCTTTAGTGCTAGGATAGTATGTTGCGCTTGTTTTATTTGATACAACACTTTGAACTTTATTAGCTGTTTCTTCAAAACTTTTTTCTTGCTTTGTTACGGTACATACATTATCTCCTGTACCTGTTATCATATAATTGATAGAGCTACTCCCCATTACAAAAGTAAACATAAATGTTCCGCCACTTTGGTTGCCAATAATTAAATATAATGGTTCTATAACTGGCACTGTTGTAATTCCCTGCATATAATCTATTTTAGCAAGTATTATCTTGTCGTTACTATATGCTTCATATAATTCACTCCATTTAGTAGTGGTTACATTAGCACTAGATATTGATATATAAAAGAATTTATTATTTATAGTGTCATAAACAGCTTTTGCACTAGGATATTCTGTATCTGTTGAGCTAGAAGATAGGCTTGTTACTTTGTTTGTTTTATCTTCTTTGTTAGTTGTTAAATTAGCTATATTTTGAGCGTTGCTATTTATCTTATTGGCTGCTGTGCTGTCAAAATTATTATCTGTATGAACATAGTTTGCGTCTTGAACATAATTATCGTCATTTGTTAATTCTGATAACTTTGTTGGTATAGTAGGGGTATCTGTCAAATCATTATAACTACCACTAAAGTCGCTTTTATTACCCCAAGTTTCTTTTTCGCTATCTGTAACTAACCTGTGAGTTGAATCGTCTTGCAAATCACTTAATTCATCAGGAATAGTTGGCTTATTAGTTAAGTCGTTATAATTCCCACTAAATAAAGTTGGTTTATCAGTAAGGTCGGTATAACTACCGCTAAAATCGCTTTTATTATCCCAATTATTTATATCTTCACTTGTTATATCGTAAGCAGGACTTGCAGTAAATATTGGGTCAACTTCTTCTCCAGCACTTCCGCCTATATAACCAGCATTTATAATTTCACCACTAGACAAAGCAACATATAAGTAATGGTCTTTTATTTCAACACTGACAATACTTATTCCATCTTTACCGTCTTTTCCATCTTTTCCTATTAAAGGCTTAACATCGAGTGGTTTTTCTTTAACAATTCCTAAATCAATCTTTTCTTTGTTTTTAAGTTCTATTATTAAATGACCTTTTTTGTCAATATAAACTTTCTTAATTGTTTCAGAATCAAGTTTCTCTATTTTATCTTTTATCTTTTTAATTGCTTGTAATAATCTAATTTCACTCATTATAAGCCCATCCTTTCAAGGGCTTTTGAAACAACCTCATCTCTAGTTTGGTTTTCAAATTTAGAATTACTTATATTATCTCCGTCATTAATTTTATTAATGTCGTTAGATTTGTTTTGGTTTTGTTGTTCTGCTAGTTTGTTTTGGATTTCTTGTTGTTCTTTTACCAATTCTTCTTGCATTTTAGTTACTGCAATAGGGTCTGAGAACAATCCAATTACTGAGTTTCTAATCTCAGGAGGTATATTAGCAGTTGCTAAGTTAAGCAACGCTTGAGTTTTAACCAATAGATTATCAGATAAATCCCTGCTAAACTTAATGTCTATATCACTAACTTTTAATGTCTTAATTTCAGATTTGTCATTTTCCTTACATATTTTTAAAATTACTTTTAAGACATTTCTATCACATTTTTTAAATGCCTTTTCTTCGTTTTCTACTCTAACACTAGCACTTGTAAATCCTTGACCAGTTAAGAATCCCTTACCTGTTTCAGCATTAGCTAGATTTCCATTGCTAGTAGCTTCTGGAACACTTAAAATAGCGTGTAGAGCACTTAATTTTCTTAAATAATAGATTTGTGTATCTAAAGACTTTAATCTTGATTGTAGAAGCTCTACAGATGCTTTCTTCTGGTCAGTAGATTTAATAGATACTGCACCATATTGTTTTATTGCATCCATTCCTTCTTTAGTTACTTCAGCATTAGTAAATACCATTATAGCATTTACAAAGCTTTCAATATCATCTTTATCTAGGTTTTCTACATAGTTTATATCATCAAGAATATCTTTAGCTATTTCTAATAATCCCATTCTTTTTCTATTGAAATAATATTCAACAACAATATGAGTATTATAAATTAATGGTTCAGGTTTGCCTACAACTCTTAATTTTCCAAGCTTATCATCAACTAAGTATTTCATATTTCTAGTATAAACATTATACTCGTTGTAATATTTTGTTTGTTGCTCAGGTTTCCCAGTTTTAGGGTTTACTTCTTGAACAATGTATTTTTTGCTAGTTTCAACATAAGATAATAATTGTTCGTGAGCTATTGAGCTAGAATATACCACTTCTGTATTGATAACATCAAGATTATGTATGTCAAAAGGAGCTTCGTCATCATCATTGATAGGGCTACTCCAAGCATACCTAAATCCTCTACCTACAGTAAATATATCTTCGTATATTTCTTTGTCTTTATCGTCTTTTTCTTCAAATACATTATATTTGTTTAAAGCAGCTATTTCATCAGAAGGTATATCATTTAAAGGGGCATATTGAATTGGTTTTCCAAGCAAGAAAGCCTTTTTAAAATCTTCAATAGCAAAAGCCCAGTTTTCGACACCTTTATTGTTAATATCTGTTCTTGTTAGCTTTTCTTTGTCTTTAATATCTTGAATACCATACAAATAATCTTGTAAGTATTTAATTTCATATTTATTTTTCTCATGCAAAGGAATACTATTTTCCAATATATCTAATATTTTGTTTTCAATTTCTTTTGGCGTACCAGATAACAAGTCTTTTTCTGTATAATTAGCATAAATTACAGCTCTACCATGTGTTTCCATAGAATCAACTCCATTTCAAAGATTCTCTTTATTTACGAAACAAAAATATATATCAAATAGTAGTTTTTGTCAAATTTCTAAAAATATTCTCTTATAAAAGGCAAAGGCTCTGCTATTTGTGGCTGGCTATTTTCTTCAATTATTTCACTTCCAAACATAGCACAGCTATCTGGAGCGTCATCATTTGAATTGATTCCAGTAGAGTTATATGTAGTTAAATTTTCCATAAATTTACCCATATCAGTATTAACTCCATACATTTCTCTATCTGGAAAAACAAGCCTTTTTTTAATAATATGTGATTCGTTTGTAATTCTTGTTGATTTTTGTTCTGTATTATACTTTTCTAATATTTCAGGTGGTGTATATCCTCTTGCGGTTAATATTTTTTCGATATTTTGCTTTAATTCGCTTGTAACATTACTTTCTATTACAAGTAATATTATTTTGTTTTCGATTATCTTATCGCATATTGCCTCATACATATCTTTTGTAGCTGTTCTAGTAAACAAGCAATCACAAAGGTAATAATCTGAAATATTGTCTACATCAACTCTTTTAAAAATAGGCATAGCAAAAAAGTCTTTTCCTGTTTTCCTTGTTGCGTCTATTACAGAATAAGTTCCTTTAAACTCAGTTTCAGGAATAGTATTATAATGTCTTAATTTATCATAACTAAACATTAATGACTCTGGATTTGTAGGCTTTTGTTGAAAGTTTGTTTCCCACAAGTATTCTTCCATCTTAGATTTTTCATTTAATAGCTCTGCTGTAGACTTTAATTCTGGGCAAGTGCTCTCGTTTGTTACATAATCTAATGCAGGAACTTGAATAATAGCACAGCTTTTATCTTCGCTTATTAAAGTGAATGGGTATTTAGGATGTTTAACAAATTTGTGTTCTTTTTTAAGTTGTTGTATTTTTAAATCAATATAATCTCCACTAGCCCATAAAGTACCAGTTATACATACTTTAGGAATTTTATTTTGAACAAAACGTTTTTCCCATACTGTCATAGATTTGTTAAGATAGTATTTATTTAGCGATTGATTCATCGCTTCTTTGTAATCTGGGTATAAATCGTCTATATGAATTGATTTACTTGCTCTTGAACCTACTACATTGGCTTGAGTTGTTTTTGCATAGTAACTAAAAGGAAGTCTACAAGTTCTTAGTTTCCATTTTTCATCAGTTTCTTTAAGAAAAAAGTCTTTATCTTCCTCGTTCCATTTCATGTCAGGAAACACTTCGCCAAATGGTTCGCTTTTTATCTCATCAATTACTGTTCTTGACCCTGATTTAACAACATCATCATTTGAACATAACGCAAGTATAGCCCCTTTGTTATCTATTCCAAAAGTCCAAGCTTCACTTATCTTTTTAGGATAAGTCTTTCCATAACCAGACGGAGCATTAAAAATAAGCGTAGTAAACTTAGGATTACACTCTAATTCTTGCAAATAATGAATATATCCGCACAAAATGTTGTATCTAGGTTCAAAGAATTTCTCTTTTTCAGGCTCATCCCACTCACGATACACCATATAATGTTCTAAGGACACTCTAGCAGCCAATTTATAAGCATTTTTTATAATTTTTTCGTATTCTATCCTATGAGATTCGTTTGTATCTACTACAGATAGCAAGTCAAGAATAGGAATATATCTTTTAATTATTAATTCTCCAACAACTTTAGTGTCATCATAACTATTAAAAAGGCTATTTAAGTCTTTCACCATTTCAAATATTTCATCAAAAGGTATTTTAGTTCCATATTTGTATCTATAATTGTTTTCAATAATAGTTAATAAATCAACTATAGCTTTGTAATATTTTTTGTTCTCTTGCTTCATATTTATTTCTTCTTTTCAGCATATTTTTGATATTTAGATAGTCTTTCCGCTATTCTATCCATATCAGGCTGTTCTGTTATGTTTATATTAACCTTTGGCTGTTCTTTTTCTACTAATTCGTTTTGAGATTTCATTTTAAATATTGTGCTTCTTTCTCTAACTACCCCTAATTGGCTCATAGTAATATTTTCATCACCAATTTGGTCATATATTTTGTCAGCTATTATTCTCATATTCAAATCGCTACTATTACGATATTGTCTAAGAGTATAACTTGTAATTCCTGCCAATCTACAAAAAGAAGTTAAAGAACTAGGGAAATCACCTATTTTATCATTAACTTCAGCTAATATATTGCAATAATAATCAAAAACCAAAGCCAATTTTTCTGCATTATATTGTGGCTCTTGGCTTTGAATAGGAGTTATAGGTTTAAAGAAGTAATTATTAATAACCAAAGGATTCATTTCAACTTTATATGCAACAGGGCATCCTTCTTTATCCCATTTACAAGGTTTAGTATGTTCTGCTGCATAATGTACCATATCCTCGACCAATTCTTGTTTTTTTTCTTCTATTTTAGCAAGCATATTGTCCACTTTGCCTTCAACATAGAATTGTTCTAAATCTCTTATTTCGTTTTGAGTAACTATTTCTTTTTCGGAAATTTCTTTTTTCTTAGCCATGTTATCACGCCCACTTTATTAAATATTAGCATTATTTACAAATTTAGTCAATTTATGTTATAATTAGTATAGTTGGAGGCTAACATGAATACATTAGATAAGCTTACAGAATTATCATTAAAAGAGAAATCATTAAAGAGAACAATAGACTCCAAAGTCTTTTATGACTTAAAAAAGCGAACAAAATTATTTAATGAATTAAAAGAAGTTCAAAAAGACATAAAAAAATACAAATTGCTATTAAAATTAGAAAGGGAAATGAAAAATGCAAATAATAATACCAATTAACCCAGTTACCAAGAAAAACCACGGTAGGATAGTACAAAAAAGGTTTCCAAACGGAAAGACAATACCTATCATGCTTCCTAGTGAAGCGTACATTAAGTATGAAAAATCTTGCAAGGAGTATATTCCAAAGTTAGAAAAGCCTATAGACTTCCCAATACATTTAAAGGTTCACTATTATTTGGAAACAAGAAGAAAATGCGATTTAACCAATCTATTACAAGCCACTTGCGATATGCTAGTAAAATACAAAGTCTTAGAAGACGATAATTATACAATAGTAGCTAGTATAGATGGAACTAGAGCGTTTTATGACAAAGATAATCCTAGAGCAGAGATTTTCATAGAAAAAAAGACCGATTAAGGTCTTTTTTTAGTCTAAGTTATTTGTTCTTACTATTTTCCAATCTTTTGTTCTTTCAGCAAGATTATGAATATATGAATTGCCACCTAATTCTTCATATACTTGGAGTTCATTAGTCCAGTTTTGGTAAATATAATCTGGAACTTGTTTTTTCTTTTCATACTGAAAGTATGTGTTTGTTAAGTTACTTTGCAACATTGTCATCAACGCTTTTTGCGAAAGTTTATCCTTCTTGCTATAATTTCTTAACAAACTAATCAAATAACCCATAATTAAAGGAACTAAATATTTTATTACTGCTAGTATTACTTCCTTAGTCATATAATCCCTCCTACGCTACAATTTGAAATATATCACCAAGAAATTATTTTGTCAATTTTTCAATCCATATCAGGATTATTTAAAAATTCCCAAATATTGCATTTAAAAGAATAGGACATACACCTAGAAAACACATACCATTTATATAATTGTTTTTCTAGGCTATTACAAGTCCAATATAAAGCCCTAATTGCGTATTTATGTTCTAAAAAATCATCCTTGCTATAAAACTGTAGCTCTCTTCTTATAAAATCTACAGCTTCTTCCCATTCATAATATTTAGTTGTTCCTTTTTTTAATTCTATCATTTTTTATTACCTTTCTTAAATATATTCCCATTTATAACCATAAGCGGTATTAGTATCTCCTTTGCAACAATGAGCTATAGAAGAATAACAAGAATACGGTTTTCCTAAATATTCCAAGGCACTTCTTAAACTATTAAATGTTTTTTCTTCGTTATTATTATACATTCTAACAGCTTTGGCTTTTGCGTTTTTATCACCTTTAGGAACAGATTTCTTTAATCCTAATTTAATAGCGTGATTTTGATTTTCTCTATTAGTGCACCATTCAAGATTGTTTATATTGTTGTTATGCTTATTTCCGTCTATATGATTTACTTGTGGCTTATTTTCAGGATTTGGAATGTATAATTCTGCTACCACTCTATGAACCAACATTTGTTTTACTTTCCCATTAACAGAGCAAGGAAATCTCAAATATCCTTTGCTGTTTTCGTGTAATTTAAGTTCTTTTTCGTTTCTGTATATTTTCCCATCTGAAGACACTAAATAATCATTATATTTTTTTATCATTTTTTCTCACCCTTATCAGTTTATCGCCAAAAGTTTGTAGTTCACTATGAACTTCTGTTGGCTTTCCGTTTTTATCTACATCTGCCTCTACCCAATAGCAAGACTTTTCGTTTTTTAGTCCTAATGACCTACTAAAATTACTTTCATCCATTAATGCACCAACTTGATAGCAATATTTATTCATATAATACATCATCAAAGCTCTGTGATAATGACCTTGCATTATAAATTGTATATCATTATCATCTATTGTTTCAACATATTTTTGAAGCTTATAACTAAGGCTATACGCTTGACCCCCGCTTCCATGATGAAGCAATATTCCTGTCTTGCCAAACATTATCTTTGCTGTATCAGGATTAAGATATACTAAATCATCTCTCTCTTTAGAAATAGCTCTACCCATATCGCTTCCACCATTTCTTATATATGTATCTAAATGATTGCCGCCTACAAAGTATGTTTTAAATTCATCAGTTTTGGGGTATTTGTCCACCACATATTTTAAATGATTATCAAAGCCTTGGCAACGCAATTCGTATGCTTGTTGTGGTCGATTAGAATACATTCCGTCAGTAATATCCCCACAGTGCAACACTGCGTCAACGCCTCTTTTTGTTGCTTCGTTATAAAGATAATTTAATATATCAATTCTATCATGTGAACTGCATAAATGAGTATCACTAATGAATAACCACTTATAATGATTTGAAGTTTTAGGTACTTGATATACTTCATTACTATTTGCAGGTTTTTTAAGAGTAATTATTTCACCATTTACATAATCACACAAGAATCCATCTTCTTTTAGCAAAGTAATTAGTCCTATTACTTCATAATCCTTTAATTCTAGTTCTTTACATACCTCTTCTAGGCTTTTTTTCTTTCTTATTAGGTATTTTAGTTTGTCTAGTGTTTCTTTTTCCATCTTTAAATACAACCCTTTCCCAAATTTCATCTTTGAAAATATTTAGGATAATAAAAAAGGCGAAAATAGCCCCTAAAACTATAATCGCCAAGAAATACAACAATATAATACCTATTTTCCACATAAGCATCCCTCATATTCTGATTAGATTATAACATATAAATTTTTAATTGCAAACAAAAAGAGCCAATTAAGGCTCTGCACCAAAAATAAAGGGGTTTAAATGAGAAAGACATTCTCAATGTGCTTATTAGCACTACACTGATGGACATAAGGGAAAAGAAAAAGTTTTTAAAGTTTTTTCATAGAAGAGTCCACCAGAGTACTGCCAATAAGGCAGTAAGCAATAGTATGAGTACGAGCTATTAAGCTCATATTAATACTATCACAATTAATAATATTTGTCAAATAAATAGAGAAGCATAAGCTTCTCGGAGGTAATTGTTGGTTATCTGGCTGCATTTATATAGGAATATGAAAAAATAAAAATAAAAGAATAATATTGCAATACTGCATTTAGTGTATATTATGAATAATTTTTTATGGCCAAATAACCTGTACTTATTCTTATAAGTACTGTACTAATGATATAATTTCGCTTCCATTCCAGTAACAGACTTCCCTATATCTCGAGTTCAAAGTTGCCGTTAAAGGTTCGACCAGTTAGACACGTCCTCTCTAACATTCTCTCTATATCATCAGTACACTACCTACAAGGTAATGCTAGATAGTAGGTACCAATTACTATCTATATGGTATCCAAAATGCACCTACCCTAGGTACATAGTGCCTATTATAAGCACCATTAGAACAATTAGGATTACATTTGTATAGTAACGGGTCGACCACAACATTCTATACGCACCGTTATAGTTTTCCATAGCCTATTATTAATCTCATTGTGCCATTGAGTTAGCAGTTGCTCCTACGTTTCTGCGTCAAGGCTATAACCTAAAATTATTCTAATGCTACCTATAAAATAGATAGCACTTTTGTAAGTACACCACATACTCTAAATAGTACAAAAAGCAATTTAACTTTTTTGCTATTGTACTTCCACCACCCTACTTACATTCGTATCTCAAGTGGTTCAATTTAATTATATCACTTTGTTTGTTCTTACGTCAATCGTAATTCTTTTTGTCTTCTCTTTTCGACCTATATCAGACAAACTTCCTTGTCTAGGATAGTTATAATGATACATAACTTTATTTGTATAAAACATAGTAGGCTTTTTAGCTAACAAGGCTCTATAGAAATCTCCATCTTCGCCATAATGTTTACCTATAGGAAATCTAGTGTTACCTATAAAGCTTTTTCTAATAAACTTAAACATACCCACCCTTTGGTTAAAGTTATGTCTATTAGACACATATATATTTTTATAATTATCTTCCATATCATAGAAAATCATATCGGCTTGATTATAATAATAATCACATATTTTGCCAAAAACATCAGGATATACATAATCATCACTATCAATAAACACTACATAGTCGCCTTTACTAGCTTCTAACCCCTTATTCCTAGCATAAGACACCCCTTTATTATCTTCATAAGAAATTACAATTAAATCTGGGTATTCATTTTTCTTATATTCTTCTATAGCCCACAATGTTCTATCCGTAGAGCCATCATTTACTACTATTATTTCAGTATCTTCTCTTTTAGGAATAGAATCCAAACATCTAGTAATTAGTCCTTCTTGATTCCAGCAAGGAATTATTACACTAAACTTCATCTTCCACCTCAAAACTTGACCTATTAGGCAATTTTTTATCTAAAAACACTATTAAATTAGCTTTAGTAAGCCCATAATTATCTAATTGCTCCGTATCATTAAAGCAAACTATATCTTTATCAGAATAATTATCAAAATTAACTGTACTTTTTAGCGTACAGTATGCACAATTAGAATACAAGTCTTCAATATATGCCTCACCACATATTTTTAGTAAATCATCAAACATATACGCACAGAAATTCTTTTCATTTCTAAACTTACTTACTATATTAGCTTCTGTTATTTCTTTTTCATAGTCTTTTAATATTTTTTGCTCAAAACTCTTTTTTCTAGCTTCAGGAAGATGATAAATACCATATTTCACCCTTCTATCTCCCATAAATCTTGTTTCAAACCTTAAATCATTATTTAAAATGGCATAAAACACGCCATCTGAGCCATTTAAAGCATAATCCCCATAAAAAGTATAGGCTTGGTGATTATCTTTATGTACTGGCTTATTTTCCTTAAAAAACCTATCTTCTGGAATAGGGTTTAAGAAGTAATAATCATCATCTGACATAATATAGTTCTCTGACAAATCAGGAATATTGCTTACATACATAGCTATTGTCATAGCATTAAATGTTGGAAGCAGTTCTTTAGGTATAAAATCTTCGTGATACACAACTCTTAGCTTAGGATTATCTCTATCTAGCCATTTAGGAACGTGATTTTCATTCTGACAC